GTTTTGGGACACTTGCCACTAAGACATGGACTGTGACTATTGTAGAATTCAAACTTGAAAGCACATTTGATGATACTTTGTTATATACAAATACAGATGTAGTATTTAGATATACACCTTATGGAAACGTTAATAAGACTCTTCATTTTATTCTTGATGGTGAAGACTTAGGCACTGTTGAAACTCAGTCCTCTGGCAGAATTATGTCTTATAATATTCCTAAACAGGAACATGGCAGCCATTTACTCAAAGTATATATGACTGCGACAATTAACAATAAAGAAATAACCTCAAATACTATTTGTAAGGATATCATTTGTGTTGATCCTACAAATAGAACTCCTATTATTGGATGTGCTCAACAGGAATTTACAGCACAACAGTACCAGGCAACAAGTATTAAATATGTTGTATATGATCCTGATCACAATCCCGCCTCTGTAAAACTATCAATTGATGGTAAAGTACAGAGCACTCTTTCTGTAAATCGTTCTGCTCAAATCTGGAGTTATAAGTCATCCACTGAAGGGAAACATAACCTGACCATCTCATGTCGTAAAGTGACTAAGATTTTATCAGTTAATATCACTAAACTTGATATTGATGTTGAACCAATCACAGCTAACTTAGCATTTGATTTTAACCCTGTTGGAAAATCCAATGGAGATACCGACAGACTCTGGACCGATAAAAATAACTCTGCTATTACTCTTTCAGTATCAGATAACTTTGACTGGGATAATGGTGGATACCAGATTGATGCTTCTGGAAACCAGTATTTCTGTGTAAAAGCTGGAACAACTGCTCAGATTAATTATAATCTCTTCGGAAAAGACCCGAAACAGACTGGTTCTGAATTCAAATTTGTATTTAAGACTCAGAATGTTCGTAATGCTTCTGCTACTTTCTTATCATGTATTGATGGTACTGAAGGCTCTGACGTAGGTATCAAAATGGATGTTCACGAAGCATACGTGAACACTTCTACTGACAGATTATATTTTCCATATAGCGAAGAGGATATTATTGAATTTGAATATAATATCAATACAATTGATACAAAAGACACATCTGCAACTTCTATCATTATGACTTATGAAGACGGAGTTGGAGGAAGACCTCTTATTTATGATAATTCTCATAGACTGCACCAGTATTCTCCTACCCCAATTTCTATTGGTTCTCCGGATTGTGATGTTTTAATCTATAGGATAAAAGCTTATTCTGCTTCTCTGACTGATTCAGATATCCTTGCTAACTTTATTGCAGATGCCAGAGATTCAGATGAAATGATTGCAAGATATAATAGAAACCAGATCTACAATGACAATAATGCTCTTACTCCAGATTCTGTAGCCAATGCTTGCCCGAATTTAAGAATTATAAAAATTGAAGCCCCTCACTTTACAAATGATAAGAAGGATTTTGTTAAAAATACTTCTATGGAATGTATTTATAAAAATGGGGATCCTAAATTAGATAACTGGAAATTTATTAACTGTTTCCACGCCGGACAGGGCACTACAAGTAATGAATATGGTTTTGCTGCCAGAAATATTGATGTTATTTGTTGTGCGGATGGTGTACATCAGATCAATAGTAAGATTCCTCTTGATCCTAACTATAAAACAGAGTTAGTTCTTGGTGATGGGACAAAATATGAGGACGGAACTGGTAAAATTAGTCTTACAAGAAACTCTGTTCCAAATAATTGGTGGAATTTTAAAGTAAATGTAGCATCTTCAAATATGGCAACTAATGCATTAGGACAGAAGAGATTCAACGACTTTTTACCATATGAAAGTCCTGCGGTACGTAGAGATCCTAAAGTTAAAAACTCTATGGAATTTGTCAACTGTGTAATCTTTATTAAAGAATCTGATCCTGATATTACTACTCATAGAGAATTTCAGGATACAGACTGGCACTTCTACTCTCTCGGTAATATGGGAGATTCAAAGAAGACTGATATTACAAGAGCTTATGATCCAGAGGATATGAAAGAATTCTGTATTGAAATCAGTGACAATACTCTTCCAAACTCTGCATTCCAGACCGGTATAACAAACCAAGATGGAACTATGAAATATCCTATCAGTAAAGCTGAATGGAAAACTGGTAATACAGCATATGATGCTCTGTATAATAACTGGGATGGATCATTTGAATTCAGATATGATTGTTGCGGCGATTCTAAGGATGGTTCTGCTCTTACTTCTGATGAAGCAAAAAAGAAAATACGTACAGATAACAAACAGATTTGGAGAGACTTCTATGAGTTTGTAATTACGTCTAGTGATAAAGAATTTAAAGATGGCTTGAAAGATTGGTGTATTCAGGATGCAATGC